TCAGAACGTTACGGACGGCGAATTCTCAGGATTGCGCTCGAAGAACGATGCGACCGGCACGTCCAGGAGGCGGGCGAACATTTCCATGTCGTCGGCATCCATGGCGGTTTCTCCGCTGAGTCGGCGGCTGATGAAGGTGTGCTGCACGCCGAGGGCAACGGCGGCTTTGCGTGCCGACCAGCGCTGTTTCTTCATCTGATCCCGAACGTTGTGGGAAACGACAAGGTTTGCGCTGGATCGCTGTACGTTCTGTTCTTCTCTCATACACAGAGCGTATCGCATATACGCACGGAGTAGCAATACCCCTACCGTGGAACGCGTTCCAGAACGGTTTGTAGCGCGTGCTGAAACGAAAGAGCTTGCGCTGTCCTAATTTCCGATACACACTGTTCGACATGACAGCACAGACGCTCGAAATCGCCGAAGAGGTGAGAGCAGCCATCGCCAGACGCCAAGTCAAGCAGACGGACATCGCCGAGATCATCGGGCTCTCCCAAGCAGGAGTGTCCCGACGTCTTTCCGGAGCATCCCCATTCTCCGCCACCGAGCTCGGCGTCATCGCCAAGTTCCTCGGAGTCCCCGTCGCAACCTTTTACAAGGAGAACGTCGCATGACCGATCTAACCATTACCGAGCGCGACGGCGAGTACGTCGTCACATCGGAGGCCGTCGCGGACGGTGCTGGCATCCAGCACGCATCCGTCCTCCGCCTCATCGACGAAAACGCCGCCGACTTCGAGGAGTTCGGAAGGGTCCGATTCGAAATCCGACCCTTCCACACGGCCGGCGGCACCCAGTCGCGCCGCATCGCGCTCCTGAATGAGCAGCAGGCAACCCTCCTGATGACGTTCCAACGGAACACGGACCAGGTGCGCACGTTCAAGAAGGCGCTCGTGAAGGCCTTCTTCGAGATTGTCAGGCAGGCAGCTCCGACCGGCGCAGACCTTCTTGCCCTGGCAGTCCTCGAGGCTCAGGCGATGCTCACTCAGAAGGATGAGCAGATCGCGGAGCTTGAGCCGAAGGCCGAGGCGTGGTCCCACCTGGTTTCATCGTCCGGATCATGGTCCTACCTCGAGGTTGCGCACACGTTGCAGAACCACAAGCAGATCGTGATCGGTCAGAAGCGTCTCGTCGAGCTGCTGGTGTCGTGGGGCCTGCTGTTCCGTGACGCGAAGGGTCGTCCGCACGCGTACCAGCGGACCATCGAGCAGGGCCTGTTCGTGGAGAAGCTGCGCACGTACGTGGACATGGTGACCGGTCAGCGGTTGCAGGGTTCAGCCCCGCAGGTGCGGATCACTGGCAAGGGCATCGACATGATCTACCGTCGCCTGTCCGCCGGCACGGAAGCGGTGTCCGCATGAGCGTCAAGTGGCAGGACCCTCCGATCGTGAAGCCTGGCCGACACGGCGGGTCGAAGTGGAAGGTGGCTACGGATGAGTTGCGGGAGAGGCCCGGCGTCTGGGCTTTGATTGGCGAATCGGAGTCGTCTGCGGTTGCGTTCAATATCAATCACGGGAAGATCAAGGGCATCGAAGCTGGCGAGTTTGAGGCGACGTGTCGCAACACGGTCGGTTCGAAGGCCGACATTTATGCGCGCTACGTCGGGGCGGCGTCCGCATGAACATGCCAGAGTTCGCCCGCCGGCTCAAGGCCGCGAGGAAGTCACGTGGTCTCTCAGCCCAGCAGTTGGGGGACGCCACCGGGATTGAGCGGAGCGTGATTGCGAACATCGAGACGGGTCGTCGCCACAGCCTGCACGTCGGGGAGTTGGTGGCGATCGCACTGGCACTCGATGTTTCAGCTACAACTCTTGTTCCCGAGCTCAGTGGTGTGGTTCCCGGCAGGGAGGACAATTCTCGACTCCGGGAGCTGTTGTCCGAGATCGCAGCCAAGGCGGTGTCCGCATGAGCGGCCAGATCCGCGCCAACATCGGTGAGGGCCGCTACGAGGAAGCTGTCGAGCCGCTTGACCCACGTGTTGTCGCAGCGATGTCTCGGCGCATGACCCCGCGTCGTGCCCGTCAGTTGGATAACACGGTGTTGTACCTGATCACGTACGTGCCGTTGCTGTTCCTGGTGATCGTCGTCTGGGCGGTGACCGGATGACCCGCGATTTCTGCCTAGAAGCTGCTGACGCAACTAGGACTGCTGTCATCTCAGGTCTGCTGATCTCCGAGTTGACCGAGTCGGTCCTGTTCTGGCCCATTTCGGGCGATCATCTGGCCCGAGCCAAACGGGAGTAGCCCTCCCATGTTCTAGCCCTTGTCGCTTTCGTCGGCGGCTTGGGCGCTGATTGTCGAACCATTTTTCGGCAGTCGAAGCAGTACCACCTGACCGGTTACGCGGCGATCTCACCGCTATCAGGACCGCGAGGGCCAACTACATAGAGGGCAGTAGAGCGAGGCGTTCCATGAGAGGCGCTGGGGGCTGTCGAAGAAACCAGATGGTTGCGGGGTCCGCGAGATACGCGGTCGAGGCAACCGAAACGGTCAGCAGCTACGGGTCGTGTCATTCGGTAGTCCCCGATCGGGGAAGGCACGGGCTACACCACGGCAGTGAAGGGGTTCCGACCCTAGCCGCGAGGTACGGGCTGACCAGCTCGGATGGTCGTAGTGGTGGTTCGACTCCACCGCCGAGCACTCACCAACAAATGAAGGAGGGCCGTTTCATGGCCGCAACAGAAACAGTCCGTACCGCCATCGACCTGCTCGCTGAGGCGCGGACCAGAGCAACACTCGCCCAGCAGCCGAAGGTGCATGCGAAGGAGGCGATCCTACGCGCTGACCTCAACGACCGTCTCGTCGGCATCACCGCGGCGGAGGGAACGTCGAACGGGCTGACGATCGCGAGGGCTGTCGTCGCGGCCGCAAGCAAGTAGCGCCACCGCCCCCGAGTCGTTTCTGGGATCGAGCAGTTTCGAGCACTGCCGGGGGCACTGACACAACAACACAGAGAGAAGGAGAAGCGATCCGATGGTCAAGTCATTCGTATCCCCTCGCAAACTCGACGCCTTGCCCGAGGAGTCGATCGTCGAGTTCGAGAACGACAAGTACTGGTGGAGGAAACACGACGGCCAGTGGCTAGTGCCGGGTTTCGGCATCCTCTTCGATGCGAAGAGCCTTTCCAACTACCACAACGGCCGACCCTTCACGGTTCGTAGAGAAGGCCCTCACGGTTCGGGGCGGGTGTCGTCGTGACGTTCTCTGCTGATGACTTGGATGAGTCGAACGCCCGCCAGATCGAGAAGCAGTTCCCGTGGTTCACGATTCAGGGAACATCGGCACGAGTCGCTTTCGACCTGCAACTCCAGGACGCCGCGATGAAACTCGCGCTTGTCTTGCCGCCAGAACGGATGCAGGAGGCTTTCGCGGAAGTCGAACGCCGGGCCGAACTGTTCGAGCGGATCCGACGCTCATCTCCGCACTCTGGTGAACATCCCCAGTTGGCGGCGCTTCAGTCAGTCACCGCGGACGTTACCTACGGGAGATTCCTGTGACCGCCCGCGAGCCGGTCTGGCATGACGTGGGTCATCTGCTCCCACCCGACGACACCCCAACAACGACCCCCGCCGACCTGCACATGGCTGCGGTGGTTCGGCGTGAACACGATCTGGAAGCCCTCGACCGGGTCGAGGCACAACGAGAACAACGGAGACAGCAATGAGCTGGTCATTCGATGCCGAGGACCACGACCAGGACCCGCGTGTCGGTGCGCCTGACTGCGACTGCGGGCACACGTCCATGCGTCACCACGGCGAGACGCGCCCGCTCAACGGCACCGCACCCAACTTCCTCCGCACAGGCGAGCACAACGGCTGCAAGGACTGCACCTGGTGCGACTACTACAAGGCCCGATGGATTCAGGGCAAAGGGTGGGCGTTCAGCTCGCCAGAACCGAGCAACCCATGAGCGACAACGAAGTGTTCGATGAAGGTTGGCCGGCGGGATTCGATGATTTCGCCCCGGTGCCGGCGTCTGCGCATGCCGCGAACGGCGGTGCACGATGAACGACACGGATCACGCGGACGAAGCTCGACGCATCCTGGCTGATGGCGAGTCAGTCATTGGCAAGCTGCGATCAGCTCAGCACCGCGGAGAAGCATCGTCCGCGGATGACTACGGCAAGAAAGCGATGGGCTGCTGGGCTCAGGCTCAGGTCCACGCAACGCTCGCGCTAGCAGAGCAGCAGCGGATCGCGAACATCCTGGCCCTCGCACGTATCGAGTCGGAAAACAGCTCGACTCCGACCGACGCACTCGATTACCTCTACGACCGAGAAGAGTTCGACCTGGGAGGAAAGCTCGTCACCAACCCTTCGATCGTGGATGGGCTGGGCCTCTCATGATCACCGTGTGGATCATCCTCGCCGCGTTCGAGCTCACCGTCATTGTCTTCCTCCTCACCTGTCTGCTGGTCGCGGGTGGTTCGAAAGCTGAGTTGCAGCAGGACCACGACCGGTGGAAAGCGACCGCTGACCGGCGGGGGAAGGAACTCGCGAACGAACGCGCGCTCCGGTTGGGCGACGGGGAACCAGTCACCGTGCGAGACCTCTTGAACGGGGACAGAGCATGAACGCCGTCGAGAAGTTGGAAGCCGCAATCGGGAAGCTCGAAGCCGCGAAGCGGTACGCGCCTGATGGGCCATGGTCGGTCGAAACGCGGTCGCGACAGTTCATGGGCGGCGCGGGCGGATACATCGAAACGTCTCTGGTCGCAGCTCACGGCGAACCCCTGATGACCGAGGCCTACGCCAACACCGCTGCACTCATCGTGACCCTGCACCGGACGATCGACGCCCAACTCGTGATTCTGCGCACTGCCAAGTACCGGAGGGTGCACATGCCGCGCGGGTCTGGCATCCCGATCTCGGACGAGCTCGCCCTCGCTGAAGCGATCCTCGGAGTCTCTGATGCCGACATCGGGTGAGGGTCGTTCGTATCACGACGAGAACGTCACCTGTACACAATGCGGCTTCTACCAAACCGTCACCGTCATCTACGACGTGGACGACAACACCCGCACCTGGGTGTGCACGTACTGCGAACACGACAACCCGTCAGCCCTGTTCTAACGGGCGGGGACAACTACACAGAGAAACGAGAAACAGACATGAGCATGCGTACCGACCTGATCGAGATCCTCGACCTGAACCACCCCGGAGGACCGTTGACCGATCCGAACGAACGCGAAGACACATACGGAAGCCAGGCAGACGCGATCCTCGGATGGATGGATGAGAATGTCTGAGCGTTTGCAGTCGGACCCCGCCACCATCCGGGCAGCAATGGGAGAACGCAACGGGATCTACGAGAACGTTTCCGAGGCTGAATACCATTCGCACCCTGCGCTCTCCTCGACCGGAGCCAGACGCCTCCTCGAATCCCCGGCGAAGTTCCAGTACGAACGCACCCACCCACGGGCAGGACGTACAGCCTTCGACCTTGGTACCGCCGTCCACACGAAGGTACTCGGAACCGGGGCAAGTGCGATCGCCTACCCGGACGAACACCTCACCCCGGGTGGGAACGTTTCTGAGAAGGCGGCGACGAAAGCGTGGGCTGAAGAGCAGCGGGCGAAGGGTCTCACTCCCATATCGCCTGGTCAGATGCACGCCGTCAGCGCCATGTCCGAGGCGGTCCTCGCGAAGCCCGAGGCGCGGGCCATCCTCGAAGCGGTCGAGGGTCGAGAGGTGAGCGTGTTCGCCGACGTTGAAGGCGTCGCCTCGCGTGCGCGGTTCGACATCTACAACGGAGTACGCGCAGGCGACCTGAAGACGGCGGCGGACGCCTCGCCGGCCGGGTTCAACAAAGCCGTCGCACGATACGGATACCACATTCAGGACTGCTGGTACGCCGAGACGCACGAAGCCGCCACCGGCTCCCAGCTCGAGCGCTTCGACTTCGTCGTCGCCGAGTCGTCAGCCCCGTATCTCGTCGGCGTCTATGACCTCGACTTCATGTGGGAACAGCTGGGACGCGAGCGAACGAAGACCGCCCGCGAGCGATACCGCGAATTCACCCAGTCGGGAATCTGGCCTGGCTACCCGACAGCAACACTCACACCCCCGACATGGGCCGTGTATGAGTCCGAAGAGGAAGAGATCCAAGTCTCATGAAACGAGAGCAACTGATCGACCTGTGCACACGGGGTGTTGTACCCGTCGACCACTGGTACAACCGCGATTCAGCTGACGCGCAGAAACAACTTGGTGAGGCACTTGCCCTGCTCCGCGCGGGCTGCGAATACCACCTCACGACAGACCCGAAGCAGACAGATCAGACCATCTGGGTCGAGATCGAGTACCCGGGATTCAACGCCTTCGAGGACGGCCGGGACGATCGGTCGGCCTGGGACCGGACACTCTTCTACATCCCGACAGTTGAGCGCCTCGAGAGGCGTGAAGGGAAGGACTGGTACTGATGGACATTGCAGAAACCACCGCACCCAAGAGCGACCAGCAGAACTACGACGACTACGTGGGCGGGCCGAAGACGGTCACGGTCACGGAGGTCAAGGCCGGGAACGCTGAGCAGCCTGTTGAAGTGCACTTGGCTGAGTTCCCCGGACGCCCGTTCAAGCCTTCAAAAAGCATGAGGCGCGTCCTCCTCGGCTGCTGGGGTGCTGACTCGTCGGTGTACGTCGGCCGCAAGATGACCCTGTTCGGCGACCCGGAAGTCAGATTCGGCGGGCAGGCTGTCGGTGGTATCCGTATCGCGGCGCTGTCCCACATCGACAAGCCCGTGACCGTCGCCCTCACGGTGACTCGTGGGAAGCGTGCACCGTTCACTGTGCAGCCGCTCGAGACCCCGAAGGACACGTCAGGTCGTGACTGGTTGAAGGAACTCAACGAGACGAACGAGGACTTGGATGCGGTCGTTGCGCTCGGTCACGCTGCACGCGCTAACCATGCAGGGAAAACGATCATCGACATGATCCTTGCCGAGCACACACGTGTGAAGGCTGGGCCGGCGGATGCGTGAGTTCATGTTCCGCATCCCGTGGACGTCACCACCACTCACCTCGAACCAACGCCTGCACTGGGCCAAGAAAGCCAAGATCACCCGGGAAGTGCGTGGTCTGACGAAGGTGCTCGTCAGGAAGGTGCCGGACATGGACCGTATCGAGGTGTCGTTGGAGTGGGTCGTCAACACGAACCACCGACGCGACACGGACAACGTGGTCCCGACGTTGAAGGCGATTTGCGACGGGATCGTGGACGCCGAAATCGTCCCCGACGACACCCCTCAATGGATGGTCAAGGTCATGCCGACCATCCGACACGTCCGCAAACGCGACGACGTGGCCCACTTCAACCTCACCATCAAGGAGCTCGCATGAGTTACGACTCCGAGGAGTGGCGTGCGTCTGCTGCGTGCGCGGAAGTTGGCCCCGAAGTGTTCTTCCCGCCGCAGGGCCAGACGACAGTTGCAGCGAAGCGGATTTGTGACGGGTGCGAGGTCGAGGAGGCTTGTCTGGCGTACTCGTTGCAGGCGCCGGAGCTGTACGGCATCTGGGGCGGCAAGTCCGAGCATGAGCGTCGCCGAATCAGGAACCCACGATGACGGCTCCGTCGCAGAAGGTGCGGACGGCGACGTACATCCGTGACGGCTTCCGATGTGTGTCCTGCGGGGCCACAGAAGGCTTGCAGTGGCAGCATCGCGAGTCGTCTGGCAGCGGTGGGCGCGGGAGGAAAGCGCCGCCTCTGACGACCGCTGATGGGCTCACATCATGCGGATCCTGCAACCCCCGATACGAGGCCGACCTTCAAGGGCTGGCTCTGCAGTCCGGATGGAAGCTCCGGCGCAACCGTGGCTCGATCCAGTCGCATCAGATCCCGTTCTGGAACCGCAACACGAACGTGTGGGCACTACCTGACATGCACGGTGGCCTGCAACCAATCAACACTGCTTTGGCGCTCGAGTTGATCGACGCGGCTGGCGGGAACTACGTGAAAGGAGTGCTCAGCAGATGAAGATTCACAAGCAGAACGACGAGATTACGTTGTGGCATGGCGACTGCATCGAGGTCATGCGTACCCTGTCCGACAACTCCGTCGACTCGATCGTCACCGACCCGCCCTACGGCCTCGAGTTCATGGGCAAGGGCTGGGACGGTGCTGACGGCTTCCGCCGCTCACTCAACGCAGCGGACACTGGGCGTGACAATGCGTTCGGTCGAACATCACGGACCTCACCCGAGTACCGTGCCGGTGCACTGTTCGGCGAATGGTGCGAAGCGTGGGCACTCGAAGCCCTACGCGTGCTGAAGCCCGGCGGTCACATGCTCGCTTTCGGCGGCACCCGCACCTGGCACCGCCTCGCGGTAGCCGTCGAGGACGCAGGCTTCGAGATCCGTGACTCGATCGCTTGGCTCTATGGCTCCGGCTTCCCGAAGTCGCTCAACCTCGACGGAAAGTGGGAGGGCTGGGGTACCGCACTCAAGCCCGCGTTCGAGCCGATCGTCGTCGGCCGGAAGCCCCTCGTCGGTACCGTCGCGGCGAACGTGCTCGCGCATGGTACCGGGGCACTGAACATTGCTGACGCGCGTGTCGGAGACGGTTCTGAATCGCGGGACCGCACCGGCGAGGCGTCCCAAGAGAAGCGATACACCTCGGATGGCGGAACGAACATCGCCGCGCTTCCAGGTGTGAGAGGGGGTAGCTCTGATGGGCGCTGGCCAACGAACGTTCTGCTCGATGAGTCTCAGGCCGAGGTGCTCGACGCGCAGTCAGGCACGCTCACGTCCGGGAAGCTGATGCCGCACCACGCGGACAACGGCAAGTCAACAGGGACGCTTGGAGCAATGGCAGGAGCTAGCGGCCGTGAGAGCTACGGCGACTCCGGCGGGGCGTCGCGGTTCTTCCCGACGTTCCGCTACGAGGCCAAGGCACCAACGTCCGAGCGTCCGTCCGTCGACGGCGTGCAACATCCGACAGTGAAACCGCTCGAGCTGATGCGCTGGCTCGTGCGCCTAGTCACTCCGAAGGGCGGGCTGGTGCTCGAACCGTTCGCGGGATCCGGGACAACGATCGAAGCGGCTCTGCTCGAAGGGTTCCGCTGTACCGCCATCGAACGCGAAGAGTCGTACCTGCCGCTCATCGAGAAGCGGATCAACAAGCCGCTTGAGGTCAGGTTCGACTTCGGGGATTGGAACGGTGCCGCATGACACAGGAAAGGAGGAGACATGGCGAAGATCGTAGGTCCAACTGACGTCTACAAAGCGTTCGACGACGACGGAGAGATCCTCTACGTCGGCATCAGCTACGACGCATCAGAGCGGCTGCGTCAGCATCGCCGGAGCTCGAGATGGTGGGGCATGGCGACGTGGTTCGAAGTGGACCGTTACGCCACCCGGGAAGAGGCCGAGAACGTCGAAGCTGCGAGCGTCATGTTCGACGACCCACCGTTCAACATCGACCCTTGCGGACCTGCCGGCCGACGAGTGTGGGCAGACATCGCAGCCGGTGTCCTGAACTACCCGACTCTCGAAACGCACGAGTTCCATGCAAGCGATCTGGGGTGGTTCCGTCATGGCTAAGACGCGGATGATGAAGCACGATCTGCGGACCTCTGAGAAGGTCGCGTCATGGCCGATCCCTATTCGCTACTTCTGGACTCTGCTCTGGGGGTACGTGGACGACCACGGGAAGGCAAAGGACAACCCCCTGCTAGTCAAGGCTGACTGTTTCCCGCTTGACCCTGACATCACCGCTGAGACGATCGATGAGTGGCTGTGGCACCTCGCGGACGCTCATGTAGTCGTCAGATACAAGGTCGAGGGGACGGACTACCTCGCAGTCATCAACTGGGGAGAACACCAGAAGCCGCCCCACCCGACGAAAGATGTCCTGCCAGCGTTCGACGACCCTCGTGCAACCCGGAGAGAGCTTCATGCATCACGCATGAAGGATGCAGGAGAACCTTCTGCGCCATTCACCCATGGGTTGGGTTGGGTTGGGTCTGAGTTTGGGTCTGGGTTTGGGTTGGATGCCCACCAGGAGGCGGGCGACAGTGAACCACCCTTGTTCGATGAAGTCTGGTCTCACTGGCCCAAGAAGGAAGACAAGAAGGACGCAGCGACGAAGTGGCCGAAGGCCGTCAAAGAAGCTCGCATGTCCGAGTCCGAGCTCGCTGCAATCGCTATCGCCCATGGTGACGCGTACCGGGAACACAAGACGAGACAGTTCACACCTGCTCTCGTCGTCTGGCTGAACAAAGCCCGCTGGAACAACCCGCTCCCCGAGGCCGAGCAGAACGGCAAGCAGACACGCACCGAGCAGAACCTGTCCGTGGTCGCCCAGTACGCGGCTGCGGAACAACCAACGTTGGAGATCACAGGATGAACAAGACAGACATCGCGAAGCTGTTGACGCTCGCGTCGGGTTTCGACAGGCGGGTGGTCGATCCGGTGACGGTGGAGGCGTGGGCGCTGATCCCGGAGATCGTCGCCGCCGATTACGAAGCGGCGAAGTCGGCAGTGGTCGCACATCAGACCGGTCCGAAGGCTGGCGAGTATCTGACGGTCAACCACGTCGTCACCGCTCTCAACGCTGATGCCAGGAGATCCGACTACCAAATCGAGGCCGACGTGAGATCAGCCAAAGCCCGTGGCCTGATCGAGTCGTCGTGGCCGAACCGTCAACCTCTGCCGGCGGACGTGAAGCACGGGTTGCAGTCAATGCGCGAACTGGACCGGCGTAACGCTGCATCGTTCTCGGAGTTGGATGCGCTCGAGGGCCGACCGGTAGACGTCGGTGATGTGGGGAGGCGCCCATGAGGTACCCGAAACCAACGCAGCACCGGCCGTCATCTGAGTTCTCTCAGGTGGCGTTTCTGCTTTCTGTGCCTGCGAAGGATGTGCAGGCGGAGAAGCACCGGAAGTCGAAGGCGCAACGTCAGATCGAGGCGTATGACGCCGAAACGGAACGGTTGACCCAGTTCATCAGGGCAACCAACAACACGAAGGAGCAAGCAGCATGAGCAACGAGACCATCATCACCGTCGTTGGCAATTTGACGGCGGATCCGGAGCTTCGGTTCACGCAGAACGGTCTGGGGGTTGTGAACTTCACGATCGCTTCGACCCCGCGCACCCTCGACCGCGCGACGAACGAGTGGAAGGACGGCGAGGCACTGTTCCTGCGGTGCTCCGCTTGGCGCGAGTTCGCTGAGCACATCGCTGGTTCGTTGACGAAGGGCACGCGTGTGATCGCGCAGGGTCGTCTGGGTCAGCGGGCTTACGAGACGAAGGAAGGCGAGAAGCGTACGTCGATCGAGCTCGAGGTGGATTCGATCGGCCCTGATCTCCGCTACGCGACCGCCCAGGTGACCCGTGCACCCCAGTCTGGTGGGAACTCGTCTCCACGGGGCGCACAGGGCCAGCCACAGCAGGGGGAACCGTGGACACAGAGTGAGGTGAGCGGCGATGTCCCATTCTGATTTCGAGAACCAGTTGACGTTGCCGGTCCTCGACCCGGCGTCAGGGTCCCGGATGTTCTACTTCGACAAGGAGGACGACCGAGTCACGTTCGGCGACATCCGCACCGAGTCGCACATCCTATGCGACGGCCGCGCACTCGACATCCACCCCGACGTCGAGATGGACTTCCGCGATCTGCCCTTCGCAGACGGTTCGTACCACGTCGTCATCTTCGATCCGCCGCACCTCGAACGCGTCGGAGAGAACGCTTGGATGGGCAAGAAGTACGGACGCCTCGACAAAGCGACGTGGCGCGACGACCTAGCTCAGGGATTCGCTGAGTGCTTCCGAGTGCTCGCCCCCAACGGCGTCCTGATCTTCAAGTGGAACGAGACGCAGATCCCGGTCCGCGAAGTGCTCGCGCTCACCCCGGAGAAGCCGCTCATCGGTCACCGCTCAGGGAAGACCGCGCGCACCCACTGGGTGACCTTCATCAAGCCGGAGCCTGCCTCGTGACGGGTCAGTCGGTTCGGGGTGCGTACAGTCTCGCCCCGATCAGCCCGAACCCCCAGGAACACGAACAGACCGAACACCGGTGCGGGCGGTGCGCGAACCCGTACACCCGAGGCAACCCGAACTGACCCAACAACCCCGACAGGAGAACACCATGACAGAACCGACGAACGCCGAGGTCGTCGCCGAGGCGCGGAAGGTGGCGAAGCTCTACCGAGGCGTCGGGCACCAGTACGGGATCGAGAAGAACCTTGACCTGCTGGCGGACCGATTGGAGGCTGCTGAGGCCGCTCTGACACGCCTACGAGCCAACCCGCGTGACGAGTACCACACGATGGACGAGTTGTACGACTACCGGATGCTGTACAACGCCCTCGCGTTCAACGCATGGGCGGCGGCCCGGACCTTCCCGGTCGTGAAGTCGTGGCGGCACTCGGACGGCGAGCTGTGCTTCGGCGGTGGGTGGTTCATCGTCACCGCGACGCTCCCGACCGGGCTCGTCTCGAACCACTACAAGGCCGAGCACTGGGACCTGTTCCAGGTGGATGACGTCTGGTACCCGCCCGAGTACGACGGCCACACGCCGCAGGAAGCCGCCGAGCGTCTTCGGTCTCTCGCTGCTGCTCCTGTGTCTCTGGAAGCCGTGAAAGCGGAGACGACCGAGTGGGAGTACGGCGTCAAGGACTACCGCGCTCCGGGCTACATGCTCATCGGTAATGAGCCGCTCCCGGCTGAGGATCGAGTGGCCTACTACGGCACACGCCCGCTGATCCGGCGACACAAGGCCGGACCATGGGAAGAGGTCGAGGAGGCGCCTCATGTCTGACTTCCCGACCCCGTGGGCGTCAATCGGTCAAGCGTTCGAGATGGCCGACTCCCAATCTCGTCTTCTCGCTGATTTGCAGGAGCACGGGTACCCGCAAGAAACGAAACAGGAGGAAGGGCAATGAGCTACATCGACAAGGCAACCGGCCTACCGGCGCTTCCAGATGGCTACTTCTGGCGCGTCAAGAGGTTCGGCGTTGGCGGTTACCCGCTCGAAGTCCAGCTCAGGCATCGAGTGCTGTTCTTCTCGACCCTCGTGGCTTCGGAATTGAGCGGGAACGGCCGCACCTCGATTTTCAATGCCGCGCGCAATGCGCACCAACAGTGGCGGTACAGCGTGGCAACGGCGGAATACGTCGGCGACTATCCGCCCAAGACGTTGGGAGCGTCCGATGACTGAGGAATCGTTCGGGTCGCTGGTGAACCGGCTGACCGAAACACACAGGGTGACCGTCGAACGAGACGACGGCACCGACTACCCCGAAGCCGATGGCCTCCTGCACCAGTTGCGGGGGGCCATTCTCACAGGCATCACCGGGGGCGCCGGCGGATCATCGTTCGGATCGAAACCGCCCATGGAGACGACCGCACAAGACCTGTACGACGACATCGACCGCCAAGCCGCAGAAGCGTTGGCAGCGGTGGACCTGAAACCATCCCGGCTCGTCCGACCTGAGGTGAACATCCACGACTGGTACCAACTCGTGGCTGAGGACAAACGCGTCGTCGTCACATCGAGAACCACCGACGTCAACGGGAAGGTGTTTTCGCAGTACGAGGAACACACGGCGTTCTCGCTGGTCGCCAGATGGGTGCAACGCGTGGAGGAGTACTTCACCCCACCGCGCGTGAAGGAGATCGCAGCACCATGCCCCGACTGCGGTGTCCGCTATCTCGCGCGCAAGAAGGACGGCGAAGACATTCACGTTGCCGCGTTCAACATCCACTACAAAGCCGACAACGCCACCGTCGATGAGGCACGATGCTCAGCTTGCGGGGCAACATGGTGGCCAGGATCGTTCATCGACGTCCTCGCGCCACTGCTGGGCGCGAAACCGCTGCCGGAGCTGAAAGGGAACCCACTATGAGTGACGCGGCCGAAGACAAGCGGCGATCAGGCTTCTGGGACAAGAAGACCAACCCCGAGCTGAGGGCCGAAGCCATGACCGAAGGCGGACTCTCTCGGGTTCTTTCCGATCGCCTCTTCGACATGGAGATGGCAACCGGATACCTGCTCCTCGACCGGCAGCAAGAGAAGCGCAACACGCCGGGAACCTAGTGCTTGTTAACCCCAGTTGTCCATGCCATACTTGTGACCAAGCCGGTAGAGCTCTGCCCAGAACCGGCTAACAACTTCGCACAGAGAGGCCCAGCATCTTCGGATGCTGGGCCTTCTTGCGTTAACAGCTCGCGTTCCAGTCTCAGCGTCACCCACCATGCGAGAAGCGACCAGTAGCACCCCCGGCAGCCCGAAGACCACAGTCTCGGCAAGCCCGGACGAGGGTACAGGTACGCAGTGACAGCCAACACGCTCGAAGACAGGAACGCGACACCACTCCCGACGTGACGTCGGAGAGACCCCGTGACGGGGTTCACAGTGAAGGAGCAACACCATGCCCGCAGAAAAGTTCTGGCCCACGACAACCGCCGTGCCCGAGGACAGCGAGCCCACACTCAACATTGCGTGGGGCGACAAGCAACCCGGTGTCACCATCAACGGCGTCCACTTCGATCGGTCAGGCCTCAACCGCCTCATCCGCGTCATCAGGAACGCCCGAGACCGCACTTACGAACGCGACGAGTAACACCCCAAGAACTCCTCACCCCGCTAGCAGCGGCTAAGAGTGGTGACAGCAACCCGGAGTCATGACCGGTGAGCTGTCAGACGGCACGGCGTCGGATATCGCCCCGTGCGGCATCCCGCGGCAACGGTAAGCCGCGCTGGTGACCGTGAGGAGCCAGCACCAAACCGGAGCGCGTAGCCACACGCATGGGCGATCGGGCGCAACCTTTAGCCGAAGGGCCTACATGATCTCGCCCCGAGTCATGGCCGTCAGGACAGCCGCGAGCGTGCACGCTCAACGCATCGGGGCACTACTTCGGTGGGCATACACGCACAGGCTGTAGAGCCACACACACGCGTCGTCACTGCCCACCACAACATTTGCGAAGGAGACTGACATGGCAAGCGTTATCGGCGTACCAAGAGACGTGGCAGACGATATCCGAGCCGCAGCATGGGCAGCGGGCTACAACATCGGCGTGGAGCGAGCAATGACGGGACAGCCCATCGCCCCCGCACCCAACCCGTACCGCGAGCAGTGAGGCACTGACATGGCACGCATCAAGGTACTCGAGCTGCCCTTGCAGATCGTCGGGGAGATGACCAACACCCCATTCGTGTTCATCATCGACCAAGCCGACACGGAGATCTTCACCGCCGAAGTCCTCACCCAGCTCCGCGAGGACACGCATGCGTCTGGCGTTCTGGTCACGTCCGAGACTCTCGCCATCGACTACGAGTGACTCGGCATGGCCGCCACCTGGTCAACGGTCACCCACCCCAAAGACACCCACCACATCCCCGACCGCGACCTCATCGACCACCAACCCGACGAACACTGCATATGCGGACCAACACACCGCAGCGATGTCAGCAGCGGGGTGCTCAGGTGGAACGTATGGCACCACAGCCTCGACGGGAGAGAAGCCGATGAGTGAGTACGGCGCCGTCACCGAAGTCATCATCACCGCAGAGCTCGAACGCAATCACGGGGAATGCAGCGACGCAACCCGGAACCTGATGATCGACGAGCTGAAGAAGCTGAGACACCGGTTCGCTGACGAACTGGCCGCATCATGACCAGCCTTGAGCCGGTCACCTGGACCATCAACGGCGAACCACTCTTCGCCCACCAACTCCCACCCGAGGAACCCAGCGATGAACGGGAAGGCCGGTCATGACGATCCCGAAGCATGAGCTGCGTGCCGCCGAGATCGAGGTATATCTCCACGAACAGGGCATCGACATCCTGCCCCATCAGCGACAGTGGCTCGAAGCATGGTTCAAGGAACAAGTGCCCATCGTCACCCTCGGTGGTATGCCGATCAAGATCACACGCGCTGGCCAGCGATGAACGCTGAACAAGAAGCACAGACACGCGACATCCTCGAACGCTGCGGGATTGTCGGCCCAGACCAAGACACTGCCGTCACCAACGTGGCCGGGATGACCGAAGGATGGGCGCCGGCCGTGACAGGAGACAAGCGATGACGACCACGATCGAGACAGCCGAAGAGCAGCGCGCTCGAGTTCTCGCTGATCAGCCAGCAACCAACCCCATGATCTACGACCTCGCAGTCGAGCTCGGCTACGTGCCGGAGTCATGGGATGGCATGTGGAAGCTCGTGCCCCAGCCCTTCACCTACGAGAACGGCAAGGTCATGGCTGAAGAAGTCGTCGCCACCATCAACGGTGTGCAGCAGACGATCAAGGTAGCCCACGATCTCCCGTCCAACTGGAACGTCGTAGAAGACGTCCGGTTCACCGGTGAGACAACTGCTGTGTTCTACCGCCCAAGCGTGCGGTGACTGGTACAAAGTCTCCCGAAACACGGGGTTAGACCAAAGGTGCCCAACGCTCAACCGCGGAAAGACGCGGAACTTGTCGAGTTATGTACCACTCGACCCAACAACTACACAGAGAACGACCCGGCGCTGCGCTAACAGCCCGGGTCACGACCGACTTATGAGGAGTCGATATGAGCAATTCAACCACGCCCGTGTGCGCCGTCCAAGACTGCGCGTCCGTTGTTGGACCACATGGAGCTCGAGGGTGGTGCTCCAAGCACTACAAGCGGTGGAAGGCCAACGGCGACCCCAATGTGCTGAGGTTCGTGCCGAGAGGCGCAACAGACGTACAACGGCTGCAGTGGTACGCCGACACCAGCGATGCTGACTCTTGCTGGGAATGGCAGGGCACCAGGGATGCAGACGGGTATGGCCATGTCTCTGGTGGTTCATCACCGAGGATCGCCTCACGAGTTGCGTACGAAGCATGGGTTGGTCCCATACCGGACGGGCACCTTGTCTGCCACCGATGCGACAACCCGCCGTGCATCAACCCTGCCCACCTGTTCGTCGGTACCCCGCAAGACAACACGGCAGACATGCTGGTCAAGCGACGCGGTAGTCACGGTGAACGTCATCACTGGAACAAACTCACCGATGACCAGGTGCATGTGATCCGCTACCTCAGCGACCAAGGGGTACAGCAGCGGCCCATCGCCAAGCTGACCGGTTGCAGCCAGTCCCAAGTCAGCAACATCGTTCGTCGTACCCAACGCCGGCATGACACCAACTGGACACCCAGGCCAGAGCTGGTCACGTGGGTGGCAGCCAACAGCAGGAGTAAGGCGAGGGACAGTGGAGCGCAACACCGCGAAGCAGGCTAGGTTCCGGAAGGCTATCGCTCGGTCAAAGCCTGCCTGCCACATCTGCGGCACTGCCATTGACTACGACGCACCACACACTGACCCCAACTCTTTCGTGATCGATCACGTCCTCGCGCTTCATCAAGGCGGTGAAGACGCGCTGTCCAACATTCGGGCAGCGCACCGATTAGCTCCTGCAACAGCACCAAGCGCGCCCGTCTAGTGGCCCCAATCGTGCGCAAGTCCGGTTCCCTCGACTGACGCAGCCACGGCCCACAGGCAGGCACACAAGGCCAGTCAGGCATGCCTCTGAGGTCACCTCGAGGCCAACCAGACCCCAGGGGGAGGGGGGCGTCCCGACCAACCTGTTGGACCTCCGGGGTTAGCCGTCCTCCCTCTCTGTCGTTTTTTTCGTTTCCAGGAGGTGCTCGCATGGGTTCTGCGCCTAGGAAATTGCGTGCTGTGGCGCCTGATGAGACGCCGGATCAGCCGAAGATTTTGTCTCTGGCTGAGGCGATTGAGCTCGGTGACTATCTGCAGATTCTTCTTGCTCAGCGTCGGGAGATTGTGACGTCGTTGCCGGAGGAGCGAGGGCCGGCGAAGGCTGCGTTGCACCGTCAGTTGTCGTTGATCTCGAAGGAGATCGAGGCGTTGGTGTCGCGGGATTCGGATGAGGCTGAGGGTGGCGCGAATGTCGAGGACGGGGAGTTCGACGCCGCAGCCATCTGAGCTGAAGCTTTCTGAGGTTGCTCGGCATGTGGTGTTCCCGAAGAACATCGCTTCGACGGTGTGGCCGCGGGTGGTTGCTCAGTGCGCTGCGATGGGCGTTTCGTTCGATGCGTGGCAGCACGGCATTGGGACGGTTGCTCTCGGCAAGTTGAAGAACGGCAAGTACGCTGCGACTGTCGGCGGCGTTGTTCTCAGCATCCCGCGCCAGGTGGGGAAAACCTTCCTGGTGGGCATGATGATCATCGCCCTGTGTGTGTTGTTCCCGAACCTCACCGTGCTGTGGACGGCGCACCGCACCCGAACGTCGACGATGACGTTCAAGACGATGCAGGGCATGGTTCGCAAGAAGAAGATCCGTGTGCATCTGGCGGCGATTCGCAACGATGGCATCCGTTCGACGAACGGTGAGCAGGAGATCCGTTTCAAGAACGGTTCGGTCATCATGTTCGGCGCCCGAGAGGCTGGGTTCGGACGCGGGTTCGATTCTGTCGATGTCGAGGTGTTCGACGAGGCGCAGATTCTCACAGAGAAGGCGCTCGAGGACATGGTGCCGGCCGCGAACGCGTCGAAGCAGGCTTCCGGTGCGTTGTTGTTCTTCATGGGCACCCCGCCGCGTCCGACTGACCCTGGTGAGGAGTTCTCGAACCGTCGCGCGAAGGCGCTGGACGGCACCGCGAAGAACATGGTGTACGTCGAGCTTTCGGCGGAGGCTGATGCTGATCCTGACGACCAGGAGCAGTGGGCGAAGGCGAATCCTTCGTTCCCGCACCGGACGCCGGTTGAGTCCATGCAGCGCATGCGCGCGAATCTGACTGACGATGACTCGTTCAAGCGCGAGGCGTTGGGTATCTGGGATGCATTGACGTCGAAGCAGGTCATTGACGAGGTGTCGTGGTCGAACGCTGCGGATGCGTCGTCTATGGCGATTGATCGTCTAACGATCTCGATTGAGGTTCCGCCTGGTCGTGGGTATGCGGCTGTTGCTCTTGCTGGTGTGCGTGCTGACGGGCGTTGGCATGTGGAGTTGTATGAGGAGCGTAAGGGCGTCGATTGGGCCATCCCGTACGTCGTTGAACGCGCGTCGAAGAACCGCCTCCATTCGGTCGTGGTTGACGAGCTCTCTGGGCTTGTCGAGGAGCGGCGTGGCCGCCATTACCTGATCGGCACTGACGTCTTGGTGACGTTGGCTGCGAGGGAGGGCAAGGACATGGCGATCGCTTGTTCGAAGTTCTACGACGGCATCTTGGATGGTTCGGTGTTCCACACGGATCAGCCGCAGGTGAATGTCGCTCTTTCGGTTGCGACGAAGCGTCCTCTTGCCGGTTCGTGGGCGTGGAACCGTAAGGATGCCATGTCGAACATCAGTCCGATCGTCGCGGAAACTCTTGCCCTTTGGGGTGCCCAGAATGACAACGTGAAGCGTCCTACGCGGCGCACTACTTCGAGGACGGCGGTGATGCTTTGACTGAGAAGCTGAGCGTTCCTGGCCTGTCTGACGATGAGCTCCGGATTCTGAATCACCTGGTCGATGAGTTGAACGCGAAGGCGCCGCGGAATCTGTTGCGGTCGTCTTATTACGACGGGAAGCGTGCGATCAAGCAGGTTGGGACGATCATCCCGCCGCAGTACGCGAAGCTCGGGCTTGCTCTTGGGTGGGCTGCGAAGGGTGTTGACGGGCTTGCTCGTCGGTGCCACCTGGATCAGATGGTGTGGACTGATGGCGACATTGGTTCGTTGGGGATGCGTGAGCTCGCTGACGGTAACTTCTTCTACTCGGAGGTTGCCGCTGGCCTGAAGGATTCGCTCATCCATGGCGTCTCGTATCTCATTACCACGCAGGGCGACGAGTCAGCCGGCGAACCGAAGGCGCTCATCCACGCGAAGGATGGGCTGAACGCGACGGGTGATTGGAACAACCGCACCCGGTCGCTCGACAACCTGCTCTCGGTGACGGCACGCGATGAGGACAGCATCACCGGCTTCGTCCTGTACCTGAACAACCTGACGATTAGTGCTTCCAAGTCGGGCAACGCCTGGTCGGTGGATCGCAGGGAGCACAGTTTCGGTGTGCCGGCGGATCCGCTGGTGTATCAGCCGCGTTCGTCTCGACGTTTGGGGAAGTCGCGCATCACCCGCCCTCTGATGGGCTATCAGGATGCTGCTCTGCGTGCTCTGGTGCGTCTCGAGGCGCACATGGACATTTACACGATCCCGAAGCTGATCCTGTTGGGTGCTGACGAGTCGATCTTTAAGAACCCTGATGGGTCCGCGAAGGCGGCATGGCAGATTGCCCTTGCTCGGACGTTCGGTCTGCCGGACAACCTCGACAGCGAGCAGGCGAACCAGCGGGCGGACATCAAGCAGATCGATGCGACGTCACCGGATTCGCACCTGTCGGACCTGAATGCGTTGGCGAAACTGTCGGCGCGGGAGACGGATCTGCCGGATGCTGACTTCGCGTTGACGGACATGGCGAACCCGACGAGCGAGGGTTCGTACATCGCCGGCCGCGACAACCTGATTGCTGAGGCTGAGGGTGCCACGGACGACTGGTCGGTGACGATCCGTCGTTCCGTTGCTCGAGCGTTGGCGATCCAGAATGGCGAGTCGAGCGTCCCGGTTGAGTGGGCGTCAATCGACACGAAGTGGCGTTCCCCGTTGTACCTGTCGCGCGCGGCTGCTGCTGATGCCGGGGCGAAGCAGATCGGCGCTGTTCCATGGCTGGCTGAGACTGAGGTTGGTCTCGAGCTGCTGGGGCTGGACGATCAGCAGATTCGTCGGGCGATGGCTGAGAAGCGGAAAGCTTCGGGTCGTGCTGTGCTGGCGGCGCTGCAGCCTGCTGTCCCGGTGACGCCGAATGTCGGCGCGTGAGTCTCGTGCGGCTCTGCAACTGGTCACGGCTGAGGCTGTCGCGTATGCGACGGATCTCGCGAACCGTGTTGCGGGGTCGCCTGAGGTGCGCCGGCTGGCGTTGCTCGATGGTGTCCCTGAGCTGATCGATTACTACTCGGAGGGTTCGGCGGCGTTGGCTGCGGACTTCTACGAGGAGGAGCGCGAGCTCGCTGAGGTTCGTTCGAGGTTCACTGCTGAGACGGTGATCGAGGACCGGACGGTGAAGATCCGCCGTTCGATCGCTTGGGCTGCGTCGCCGTGGTTCGACGATTCGGGCGATTCGGTTGATGCCCGACTCGCCGAAGTGGTGCAGCTCGAGACGGCGAGGCCGTACCGGGACACGATCACCACGAACCGGTCCAACGACCCTGACGCTGTGGGTTGGCGCCGGGTGACGGCCGGCGGCTGTTCCTTCTGCCGGATGCTCGCTGATCGCGGCGCTGTCTACAAGGCGGATACGGCACGGTTCGCTGCCCATCCCAAATGCGGATGCGTCGCCCAGCCTGTCTTCACAACGAACGACACCGGCGTGGAGGCTTCGGTCATGCAGTACGTCGCTTCTAGGCGCTCGCGTTCACCTGAACAGCGGGCGATGCTGCGGGACTACCTAGACAGCTTCTACAGCTAGGCGTTCTGGCGCGTAGGTTGCCAGAAACTCCACTGCCCACTCGATCTTCTCGTCGATGCGCTGCCCTGAGGGCTGCCAGGTGGTCCAAAGCTCAAGGTTCTCGATGCGGTTGTCATCTCGCTGCCCGTTGAGGTGATGGATGTTCTCCCCGGGTAGGAGTGGGCGTCCCAGGTGGTTGGACATCACGTAGCGGTGTTCGAGGGCGTACCCGGTGACCATTGCAGTCGAGTGTCCTTCGGCCTTGACGAGAACGTACCCGCCGTTTGGTGAGCGCTTCTTGTGTGATGGCGCAGGCCGCTCGGGCGGGGTTGGCTGACCCCACTTGCGCCAGAGGTTGTAGTGGGAGTTGCAGTAGCCGCGCGATCGTACAGGGCCATTGCACTCATCGACTGTGCACGTCGCGGCGGTGCCGTTTACGCGGTACCCCTTGCGGAATTCCTTGGCGTAGTGAGTGTCGCAGTAGACGCCGCCGTAGCGGTATTCATTGCACCCATCGGCGTCGCACAGCTTGCGAATCATCGGCTTAATTGGCGCTTCAGCCTGCGGGTCTCCGGTGCGTCGAACGCGTTCAGCGTGCGCCCCGCACATGCCCTTGGACTGGGCGGGCCGGTCGCAATCAAGGACGCTACACACATTCATTGTCATGGCAGAAGTTTACCACACGGTCATTGCACCGTGACGATCTTCCACAGTCACATGGCTGCTGGATCCACGCCCGCATGGGCACACCTGATCACCAATTCGCCTGGCCGCACGGCCTTCTTAGGCGATCCCGCACGGGAGAAGGAGCATCCAATGTTCGCGAACACGATCACCGGTACGTCAAAGCTGAGCTGGCTCGCAATGCGCGGGTTCCGGTTCCTAGAGGGAGAAGGCGACGGGGCACCTGCCCCGGTCGAAGCTCCTGCCGCTGAAGCCGCACCGGTTGAGCCCAACCCGGAGACGGATTGGAAGGCCGAAGCTCGCAAGTGGGAATCACGCGCGAAGGACAACGCCACCGCTGCACAGCGGCTCGCTGAGATCGAGGAATCGAACAAGACCGAGGCAGAGAAGACAGCCGAACGACTCGCGGCCGCTGAGAAGCGCGCCAACGAGCTCGAGGCGGCAGTCACACGGGCTGAGGTCGCTGCAGCTAAGGGCGTCCCGGCGTCGCTGCTGTCTGGCAGCACGAAGGAAGAGCTTGAGGCTTCTGCGGATGCGCTCATCCAGTTCAGGGGAGACAAGGGCAGCAGTGGGCTGCACGTCCCCGCAGAAGGCAAATCGCCATCCGTTGAGGTCTCTGACGAGAAGAAGTTCGTCAACGACCTGTTCGGTTCCGGCGCCTAGACACGAAGGAAGACATCATGGCAATTCTTGCCACCTCGGGGCTTACGCTCCCGAAGAACATCGCCGCCGGCATGTTCTCGAAGGCGAGCACCGGTTCCGGTATCGCCGCCATCTCTGGTGCTGAGCCGCAGAAGTTCGGTGAGGTCACTCACATGACTCTCACCGGTCGTCCGCGCGCTGAGCTCGTTGGTGAGGGCGCCCAGAAGGGTTCCACCAACACCACGTTCGGTACGAAGGTTGTTTCGCCTCACAAGTTCCAGGTGACGCAGCGCTTCAACCAGGAAGTGAAGTGGGCTGACGAAGACTACCAGCTCGGCATCCTCCGCACTCTCGCGGATGAGGCTGGGCTTGCACTCGCTCGTGCGCTCGACCTTGGCGCGTTCCACGGCATCAACCCGCTTGCGGGTACTACTGCTGCGTCGATCGTCGCGGGTGACCGCATCGCGACCACGACCAACTCGGTCGAGCTGACCACGGCGACGCTGACGACCCCTGACCTGGTCCTCGAGCAGGCTGCGGGTCTGATCATCGCTGATGGCTACGTCCCGAACGGTGTCATCTTCGACCCGACCTACGCGTGGACCATCGCGACCTCGCGTTACACGGACGGCCGCAAGAAGTACCCGGAGCTCGGCTTCGGATCCGACATCAGCGCGTTCGAGGGTCTGCGGGCATTCTCGACCTCGACCGTCTCGGGCGTCCCGGAGGCTTCGGCCAACACGGGCGTCAAGGCGATCATGGGTCAGTGGGACCTGTTCCGCTGGGGCGTTCAGGAGTCGATCCCGGTCGAGGTCATCGAGTTCGGTGACCCTGACGGTCAGGGCGACCTGAAGCGTCAGAACCAGATCGCGCTTCGCGCTGAGGTCGTGTACGGCTGGGGCGTCATGGACCTGGACGGGTTCTCGACGGTCGTCGACAAGGTGGCGAACGTCTGATGGGCCGTTTCATCCAGGACGGCACCGGAGTTGTGGTGTCGGTCGCTGATTCGAAGGACGAACGTTTTGCGCTCGGCTGGAAGCCCTACGACGGCAGCGAGCCTGCCGCCAAGTCGGAGACGCCCGACAAGTCGTGGAAGGTCGCTGAGCTCAAGGCATACGCCGATGAGCACACCGTCGATCTGGGCGACGCGACGAAGAAGGAAGACCTTCTCGCTGCGATCGAGCTCCACAACGAGTCGGTCGAGAACGTCTAACTAGGGAAAGGGGGCGGTCATGGCTGTGACTCCCAGCACGATTGCGGTTGCTCTTGGGCAGGCCGCCCCCGAACCTGACTCCAAGCAGGAGCAGCAGTGGCAGATTTGGATCGACGACGCGTACATGCTGATCGAGGACCGGCGCGTTTCGTTCACGCCGCCTCGTGAGGTTGATGAGGCGAAGATCGATTACGCGGTGCGGCAGGCTGTTGTGTCGCACGTCAAGAAGCCGGATGATGCCACGCAGGTAACCGTCTCGGTGGATGACGGGTCGACGTCAAAGACGTTTCAGTCGGGCCGCGGCCGTGTGACGGTCGATGAGTGGTGGACGTTCCTGGGCCTGCTGGATGAGACATCTGGTGCGTTCGCTGTCAACATGCTCGGGTTCGCGAATGTGCATCTGCCGTGGTGCGCGTCGATGTTCGGTGCCCTGTACTGCTCGTGCGGGGTGGACATCGCCGGCACGCCCATCTACGAGGGTGGCGAGCTGTGAGCCTCGGGCAGGACATCGATGCGACTCTGCCGTTCCTTCGGGGGCAGGCTGAGTCGCGGATGAAGGAGACTGTCACGTTCTCTCGGGTGACCGGTGAGGTGACGACGGATCCTGACACGCTCGAGGTTGTTGAGGTTCGCGAAACGGTCGCGACGACGGTGGCTCGGATCAAGTACCGCACGTTGAACGTGCAGGACCGCGACCAGGGGACTCAGCTGATTGCCCTGCAGTCGCCTGAGGTGCATGTGCCGTTTGGTGCGGCGCCTACTGTTCGCACGGATGACCGAGTGCAGGTCACTGCTTCGGATGATCCGACGCTGGTGGGTCGTCTGTTCCGGGTGACTGGGCGTCCGCAGGCTGGTCAGACGACGGCGCATCGTTTTCCGGTGGAAGAGATCAGCTAGGAGCGGTTATGGCGAGCATCGAGTTCGATTTCTCTGAGGTGCTGAATCTGGCTGCAACGATTGAAGATGCGCCGGAAGCCGCTATCCCGAAGATCCGCCAGGCAGTGGAGATCACGGCGCGACACGTGAAAGACGACTGGCGTGATGACGCTCGCCGGCAGAACCGTGGTCATTCACGGTACTACGCGGGCGCAGTTGACTACGACATGAAGCTTGACACAAACGGCGAGATCGGTGCTGAGGTTGGTCCGAAGCCCGGCGGACGGTGGGCACAGGGTTCTCTTGGCATCTTGGAGGACGCCCCTGGTGGCGTTGGTGCCCGTCCGCAGAAGTCGGGTGAGAAGGCTGCGCGGAAGAACGAGGATGACTTCCAGCGTGGGCTAGAGCGGGCGGTGGCTGATGTCTTGGAGTAGCCCGCACTTCGTGGCTGTGAAGTCGATGATCCAGCGCGACCCGGTGCTTGATGTTTCCGACGCCATGAAGCGCACCGTGGAGGGCGCCCCGTTCCGGGGTTCCTACGTGATCCTCTGGCCAGCTGGCCCGGAGACGGTCGACGACGGGCGGCTGTCGAAGAACCAGGACATGGCTTCGGATGCTGAGTACGTGTACGACGGTCAGGCGGTTGCAGTTGACCCGCTCGGTGTGCTGTACGTCATCGACCGTGTCGTCGCTCAGGTCATGGGTCAGCGACCTGAGGTTGCAGGCCGCAGATGCGATCCGATCCGTGTGTCGGTTGACCCGGTCGACAGTGACTCGAAGATCCTTCCACCCCTGTTCTACGCCCGGTTCGAGCTGTCGTTCTGGTCCCGGCGTCCCTGACCTGACCCATCTATCCACCCCGCCTTGTGCGGGGTTTTCGTGTTTAAGGAGATCCCCAAATGGCAGAGCTTGTCGATGTCGTCGATAAGGACGGCAATGAGGCGCGCGTGAGCCGCAAGTGGCTTGAGCGTTGGCCGGATGACTTCACGGTGCAGAAGCCCGTGAGTAAGGCCGCGTCTGCGGCAACCAAGAAGAAGGAGGCCACTGATGGCGCTTGAGATCGCAGAGGCATCAGTTGCCTCAGATGGGCACATGCGGGTGGCGGTCGTTCCGACCGGCAACCCGAAGTCTGTCGCAATCCTGAAGGCGGTGACGACGAAGGGGATCACCTACAGTCTGACGCCTTCCGGGTTCAACCGGACGACCACGGAGAACACGATCGACGACCCGCGACTGACGCTGCGGACGGTCCTGTCGCGTCCGGGCACGAAGACGGTGGCCCTTGAGCTGCAGTACGTGTACGGGTCGGCTGAAGAGGTCGCTCGTCCGGCGCTGGCTGAGGGCACAACCGGAAACCTCGTAGCTCGGTTCACGACCGCCAACGAGGAGGACTGGGCGATTGGCCAGGAGGCCGACATCATCCCGTTCATCGCTGGCGCGCAGCGCAAGGACGCCCCGACTGCGAACAGCGTCCAGACGATCACCCAGACGATCTACGTCTCCGGTGTGCCTGAGGACGACGCGGTTCTCGTCGCGTAACAACTCCTGCGCGGGCGGTCCCACCAGAGCCGCCCGCGCAGGTCTCAACTCATCTGGTGAATCTGGTGAAGGAGTAACACTGTGGTGACTTTTCAGGAGCGGTTGGCTGCGCGGAAGAACGCGCGCCCGTTCAAGGATGTTCAGGTGCTGTTGGACGATCACCTGCAGGGTGAACGCGAACGGCTCGAGGCTGAACTCGCGAAGCTCGGGAACGTCAGCGACAAGCGGCTCGCGTCGAAGTCGCCGGCTGATGAGATTCAGGAGCAGATCGACGCCCTGTACAAGGACGACAACGGTCTAGTGACGTTGCGGTTCCGCCGCATCCCGGGGAACGTTTGGGCTCGGCTCACCTCCCAACACCCTGCGCGGCTTGAGTCTCCAGTGGATCGCCGATACGGGTACAACTTTGATGCTGTCTGCGAGGCCGCAGCACGCTACGTGGACGCCGATGGCGCAGTCTATGGGGTTGTGCTCGAGGGCGATGAGGAAATCGCTCTGAAGGTGGAGAAGAAGCTGCCAGGCGCGTCCGAGTCGGTAGACGAGTGGGCTGACCTGTTCCGGGTGCTCTCTGGGCACGAGGTGCAGTCGATCAACGATGCAATCTTCGAGCTCAACGAGTACCAGGCGCAGGTACGCATCGCCGAACTGGTAAAAGCCTCAGGGGCAGCGACGCGCTCCTAGCTGATGTGGCTCTCGCCGCGCGTCTCGGAGTCGCCCCTCGGCGGCTTTGGGGGTGGGAGCCTTCGACATTCACAGAGCACGTCTATGAGGACGGTGTTCTGGTGGGGACGGTTTCGTTCCCCGAACCGGAGTTCGACGACGAGCAACGGTCCCTGTTGCTGGCGTATGAGATTCACCGGTCGCAGTTGGGGCCGCACGGGTTCCTGATGCCGGAGACGACGTCTCCTGATGCTGACCCGAACAACCCGGAGGGCACGGTCCGTTTCGTTGCGGATGCGGTGCCGACGGTGGATTACGCCGAGAAGGCGAAGCGTAACGCGGAGGACGCGTACCGGAAGCAGTACGAGGGCGCGGACATGTCGGGCCTGATTTTCCGGGTGCACCGCGAAGAGCGGAACCCACCGGTTACGACGGATGCCCCCTAGATCGAAATCCAGGGGGCATCTTGGCCTTCCTACTTGATTTTTCCGTAGCAGCCGTAGCCGGGACCGATTCCACCGATCCATAGCCCGCCTCGCTCATCGACGAATAGGTTCCCGAAACTGTTCAGGAGCGAAAGCATGTAAGCGGCTTGGTCGGGGTCGTTCTGTACCCAAGCGAGCCACTGCTGCTTACCTACAGTCACTTGGGTCATCGTTTCTTCCCTCTTGCGTATTTGGTGAGCGCTTCCACGACCACATCCGTGAGCGTCTTACCCTCGGCCTCGGCTCTCGCCTGAGCGGCCGTCTTCAACTCCAACGGGATGCGGAACGTGGAGGTGGGTGTCTTGGGCTTGTTCGGCACGGGATCCATCTTGCCAGTCATGAATCGCTCTCTTCCGGGTGTGCGTGTGCGTAGTGCGCGTCTATGTCCCAGAGGAGCACGCCGCACTTGGTGCACGCCAGCAGGTGCACTTCCGGCGCCCCAGTTCCAACAGCCTTCGCCCGGTAATCAACCACAGGCCGTACCGCTGTCATGATGCTCCGCCCGCTGCGTCGGTCGGGCGCGGGTGCTTCCTGTTCAGGTAGTCGCGCAACTCGATTTCTTCTTCGACGGAGAAGCTGTCGGCGCAACATTCGGACATGATCATTAGCTTTCCTTTGTACTCGGCCCACGTGTAGTAGGGCTCTGCCGGGTCGAGAGGGCGAGCTACGTCGGGCGCAGTCGCGACTGTTGCGTCGGCCGGCACGTCAGCCGCTTTCACGGCTTCGAAAGAGACAGGAGAAGCAGCTTCGCGTTTGGCAGGCCACTGGTATCTCCCCAATCTGCGCGCTTCGGCTTTGATGCTGGCATCGTCCATCGTTGCTCCAAATCGTCGAGGTGTCGTTACACCAACTCTACCACGGTGTAACGACACCGTCCACTGATTCCACCAACCGGCCCCGCCAATGCGCGGGGCTTTCGCGTTAATGACAGATCGGAGAAATCGTGGCCGATCGTGTCGTACGTGTACGCCTCACCGCTCAGGTCGCTGAGTATGTGCAGGGCATGGAGCAGGCCGCTGCGCGAACCCGCGACGTTGGCGACGAGGCGTCTCGCATGGCTGAGCGAGGCAAGGCGTTCGATGTTCTTGGCAAGTCGATGCTGGCTGTGGGGACGATTGCCGCGGTGGCCGTTGGACTTGCTGTCGCGAAGTTCATGGAGTTCGACGCGGCTATGTCGAATGTTGAGGCGGCGACGAATGAGTCCGCGGACAACATGGATCGGCTTCGTGAGGCTGCATTGGATGCTGGTGCTCGGACGGTGTTCTCGGCTACTGAGGCTGCGAACGCGATCGAAGAGTTGGGGAAGGCTGGCGTTTCGACGCAGGACATCCTCGACGGTGGACTCGACGGTGCGCTCGACCTGGCTGCGGCCGGCGGGCTTGGTGTTGCTGAGGCTGCCGGTATCGCTGCTGTGGCGTTGAAGACGTTCGGTCTTCGCGGTACGGACATGTCCCATGTCGCTGATCTGCTTGCTGCTGGTGCGGGTAAGGCGATGGGTGACGTCACTGACCTGTCCGCTGCCCTGAACCAGGCTGGTCTGGTTGCTGAGGGCACGGGCCTGTCGATTGAGGAGACCACTGCTGGGCTTGCTGCGTTCGCGTCTGCGGGCCTGTTGGGGTCGGATGCGGGTACGTCGTTCAAGTCGATGTTGCAGCGCCTCACACCGCAGTCTGCGGAAGCCAAGTCCAAGATGGAAGAGCTCGGGATTTCGGCTTACGACGCTCAGGGTCAGTTCGTTGGCCTGTCTGCGTTCGCCGGTAACCTGAAGGACTCGCTGAAGTCCCTGACGCCGGAGCAGCGGAATGCTGCCCTGGCGGTGATCTTCGGTTCGGATGCTGTGCGTGCTGCGAACGTTCTGTACAACGAGGGCGCTGAGGGCATCGACGAGTGGACGACTGCGGTCAACGATCAGGGGTACGCGTCGGAGCAGGCCTCAAAGCGTCTCGACAACCTTTCTGGTGATGTTGAGGGGCTGGGTGGCGCGTTCGACACTGCGCTGATCAAGACTGGTTCCGGCGCCAACGACGTGCTTCGCGACATGACCCAGACCCTTACGGCCGTTGTGGCAGCTTATGGTGAGCTTCCTGGACCGATCCAGCAGGGTGTGCTGGCCGGTTTGGCCCTGACAGCAGCTGTTGCATTGGCTGGCGGGGCGTTCCTGGTGGCGATCCCGAAGGTTGCTGAGTTCAGGGCTGCTCTGATCACACTCGAACCCGCAGCGCCTCGAGCGATCGGTGCGCTGCGCGGGGTTCTTGGCATCCTCGGTGGCCCTTGGGGGCTGGCGATCACCGCGGGCATCGCCGCGCTCACGGCGTTCGGTGTGTCTCAGGCCACACAGGCGAGCGAAGTCAAGGCGCTCACGGGAACGCTCGATGAGCAGTCGGGTGCACTGACGGAGAACTCTCGCAAGTGGATCGCATCGAAGCTGCAGGACGGCGGTATCCTCGAAGCGGCGAAGGCGGCCGGGATCGGTCTCGAAGACCTGACAGACGCGATCATCAACCAGGGGCCGGCGCTCGATGAGGTGGACAAGAAGGTCTCGGATTACTACGAGACGCTGAAGTCCGCGAAGGGCACGGATGCGCAGGCGACGATTCGCCGCAACAGTGAGTTGCTGAAGTCGTCGATTCCGCAGCTCACCGACCAGGTGAACAAGGCCAAGGATGCGTTCGACAACGAGGCTGAGGCTGTCGGTGATGCGGCTGATGCTCATGGCGAGGGTGCGGAAGCCGCAGACGGGCAGAAGCAGTCCCTAGAGGATCTCGCTGGGGTCGCGACTGACACGAACCAGGCGATTTCTGACCTGGCCGAGGAGATCCGCAACTTCGGTTCAGCACAGTTCGATGTTGAAGAGTCCACGATTGCTCTCTACGATGCCTTCGACTCGCTGAAGGAGAACCTCGAATCCGGGTCGGCGTCGCTCGATGTCACAACTCAGGCTGGTCGCGACACCGGGAACGCTTTGCTGGAAACGGCAAAGGCAGCGAACGACAACGCTGCTGCGATTGCCGCAGTCGGAGGTTCGAACGATGCGATCGCTGGCGCTCTGGACGCTGGCAGGCAGCGGATCATCGACGCACGGGTTGCGCTCGGCGATTCGCGGCAGGCTGCAGAGCTTTACGCGGACCAGCTGATCGCCACGCCTGCCGCGGTGACTACTGCTGTTGCTTTGACCGGCACCGATACGGCGATTGCGAGTCTCGACCGAGTGAAGCAGGCCATCCGAGAGACCATCAACCTCATCAACAGCATGCCTCTCTTTGGTGGTAGCGCTGGCGGGTCGCAGTCTGGGCGGGCAACTGTTCCTCAGGCGAACGGTGGGCTGCTGGACTTCTACGCGAACGGTGGCCTGCGCGAGAACCATGTGGCACAGATCGCCCCTGCTGGGTCGTTCCGTGTGTGGGCTGAACCGGAGACTGGCGGGGAGGCGTATATCCCTCTGGCTCCGTCTAAGCGTGCGCGGTCGTTGGACATTTGGCAGGAGACGGGTCGCCGTCTGGGTGTGGATGGGTACGCGGGTGGTGGCATGTACGCCGCCGACCGTTACGCAGCAGCTGCTGTCGCCGCACCGCAGATTAGTTTCAACGCGCCGATCGTCACGTCTAACGGAACCCTGGTCGGCATGATCCAGGGTGTCGCTGGTGAGACGGTCGAGTTCCGTCTCGCTCAAGAATCCGATCGGTCTCGTGCCGGCGCTAGGAGGATCTGATGCCCGATGAGGGTCTGGTAGATGTTCCTGCAGGGTTGGTGGAGATGGAGCCGGGCCTGTATTCGACGGTCGGGTTGAGTGAGACGTCGATCCCGGGGTTGTATGAGATCCCCGTGAACCTGTTGACAGCGATTCCGTTCGGTGACCTGTCTCGTCCTCGAGTGCAGGTCACTGTGTCGGCGGTCCCTGAGGATGCGGCGATCACCCTGTTCCGTCTGTTTGGGAAGTACCAGACGACGGTGCGGGGTGCGTTGCGTGAGTCTGCGTCGGGGGCGTTCGTGGTCGTCGACTACGAGGTGCCGTTGGGCATCCCGGTGACGTACCGGGCGGAACTGTACGACGTTTCTGGTGAGTCGTTGGGTATCACCAATGAGGCGACGGTGACGATTGCTTGGCCTGGCGATCAGGTGGTCATCAGTGACCCGTTGGCCCCGGCGTCGTCGATTGCTGTGGATGGGCATTCTGACTTCGGTGGTGTGCTGACGCGGAAGCGACCGTATGAGCAGCACAACGTGTCGGGTCGGATCATCACGTTGATGGGGTTGGCGGGGAAGCTCGAGGGCATCCCGCTGGTCTGTAACACGCGCACGATCGAAGCGGCTGATGAGCTCGACGGCATCCTCGACGCGACGTTGGTGTTGGTGCGTTCAGCGCCACCGTCACGGTTGCCTCCGCTGTTCTATGCGGTTGTGGGGACGGTGAAGCAGGTTCCTCAGGATGTGCAGTGGGGTGGCGAGTGGGTGCGTTGGGACATTGAGGGTGACGAAACGGATTCTTCGCCACTCGATGTGCAGGTGCCGATCATCACGTACCAGATGTACAACGACGCGTTCCCCACCTATGGGGATTTCAACGCCGCCTATCTGACGTATCTGGATGCTTTGCGGAACCCGCCGGGAGGTGTCTGATGGTGCTTGCTCTTGAGCCTGAACTGTTGGAGGCGTTGAACGAGGGTCACGATCCGGGTTGGCGTGCTTCGGCTGTGTACGGTGCGAAGACGACGATTGAGAGTGTGCCGGCGGATTGGAAGTCGGGGTCGTTGTCGTTCAACGGTGACGCGAAGATCCAGGGGCAGGGGTCCATGTACCTGTCGAACGACGGGGCTTCGTTTGTGCCGAAGGGGAAGACGGATCCGTTGGCGCCGTTCGGTCAGGAGATCGTGCTTGAGCGGACGGTGACTGTTGGCCCGAAGGTGTGGTCGATCCCGATGGGGCGGTTCCGTATCACGGAGATCCCGTCCGCTCGAGAGTATTTCCGGCGTTACCCGTCGCAGTTGGGTGTCGTGGGTTGGTCTGCTGAGCTGAAACTGTCGGACCGGTTTGAGCAGATCGACGCCGATGATTTCCTGAAAGCTGAGGGTCCGGTCGCCGGGAACTCGGTGTGGGATGAGATCCGCCGGCTGTCTCCGATCCCGATCGTACAGACACTCACCGACCGTGCTGTCCCTGCGGGGGTGACGTACCGGTCCCGGTTGGATGCGATCACCGAACTGTTGGATTCGATCGGTGGGGTGCCGCACATGACCCGTCAGGGTGCGTTGACGGCCCGGGTGAAGGATGCATGGTTGACGTCGACCACACCAGTGTTCGAGATCAACGGTGTCATCGACATGGACGATTCAATGTCGAACAACTTCTACAACCAGGTGCAGGTGAAGTCGTCGATCGGCGGCAACGACCTGGTCGCGTTCCGGCAGATCCTGGACGAGTCGAACCCTCTTGCGGTGACACGTCCGATCGGTGGTCGCACATACCGGTATTCGTCTCCGCTGTTGGACACGCAGGCGAAGGTGGATGAGGCGGCGGCGACAGTGTTGGCGCGTGTGTCCACCCGTCAGTCGAAGACCACGAAGATCACGTGTCTGCCGCAACCGCATATCGAGCTCGGTGATTTCGGGCAGGTGACGGATCCGGCGTCGGGTCGGGTGGTGAAGGGTGAGGTGACTGCGATGCGGTACAGCTTCGACCCGACTGCTTCGATGACGCTCGAGCTGATTGCTTCGGACACATGGTAGGGCTGGGCGAATCTCAGGCGAACGATCGGGCATCTTCTGATGCTGGCGCTTCGTCGCTGTCGCAGGGCGTATGCGTGTCCATTGACTGGCCGAACCGGTTGGCGATGGTCAACGTTGGCGGTGCTGGTGGTGCTGCGGGCCTGGCAATGCCGATGGTCAACGCAGCACCGTTCCCGGGGCAAGCGGTGTGGGTTGGTTTCCTCGGTGGTCAGCCGATCTGTTTGGGGATGGTCCCGAACGCTGCGACGGGTACCACGGTGGGTGATGCGACTTCTGGGCGGGTGATGGTCGCTGCTGATGATGGGCGCGAGTACATCGTCCCCTATATGGGCGAACCGCCTATCGCATCGTCTCGTGTGATGCTCCACTGGGCTGCCAACGGGGTCGTGCTGGGCGTTTCGTCCGCTGATGAGACAGGTACCACCCCGGATGTTCCTGTGACCCCAGGCGGCGGCTCAGGGGCGCGATCGTTCTTCGCCACGGACTCCGCAACCTGGCGTTCTGGCGGCTGGTCGGACAACACGTTCTCCGTGTCGGACACCAGGTCGGGGTTCTACTGGTACGGCACTCAGGTGCGCGATTCGGTTCCGGCCGGCGCAACGGTCACCGGGTTCGGGATTCAGGTGGCAGCGAACCAGGCGCCGTCGTCGAACGTCACGTTGACGTTGCACGCCGATGGCGGTCGTGCGGGTGCGCCACCTTCTGCGCTGGACACGTTCGTCGTGTCGCAGGGGTCGGGGTATAAGCAGCTTCCTCTCGCATGGGGTGCCGCGATGAAGTCGGGCACTGCGTTCGGTATTGGGTCTGTGCAGGCGTCAGCTTCGGGGTGGATGGAATGGCAACCCGCCTCAACATCTGGTGCCCTGTCGATCTCTTGGGCCTGATCCGCCCCACTCATCCACGCTCCCAACCTTGGGGGCGTTTTTCTTTGGAGGAAGCATGGCTGGTACTGATGCGAAGGGCATGCCGACGTTCGCGAACACGGATGCTGCGAACTTCGCTGTTGACCTGACGAAGGTGTCCGATGCGGCGTCGGATCGTCTCGACCCGTCTGTGGATATGGTCATGGACCTTCCGTCGTCGGGGAACTGGGAAGGCCGGGAACTGTGGGTTTCGGGTGTCGCCCAGAAGTACACGTGGACGAATACGGGTTGGGTGAACACGGCAGGTATCAGGGGCACGTTCGTTGCTCCGACGATGAACACTTCCGCCCCAGCGTGGACGTGGGGTGCCGGGTCTTCTCTGACACGTCGCCTGGACGAGATCCGTCTGGACGCCCTGTTCTCCCGTGCGGCGGGCATCACCGCCCTTGTGGTGATCTGCACGCTCCCGGTCGGCGCCCGCCCGTCCCAGCCTGTCGGGTTCAACGGGGTGCTGGTGTCGGGTGGTTCAACCGGTTTCTTCTCTGGTGTTGTGAACACGGACGGCACGGTCGTCACGCAGGCAGTGTCCAACACCACTTCGACTGCGGCGCGAGTGAACATCTCGTTCCGCACTGACGTGAGCTGGTGACGACATGGCGCTGCAAGGTTTCCAGATCCAGTCTCCCTCGACGGTCATTCTCGACGACGACCGTGACCCGGACGTGTCGTGGGCGAACCACGAGTCGCGTTACCCGGGGCAGTCGAACCGTGGCGGTGTTGACGTCGTCGCACCTGTTGGAACCCCGGTGTACGCGTGGGCGGATGGCACGGTTCTGCATCAGCCGAACAACGGTTCAGCGGGAAACGTGATCCGTCTGTCCCTGGCGCATGACCCGGGATGGTTCCTCGACTACAAGCACCTCAGCCGGTACGCGGTTTCGCATGGCACGTGGGTGCAGCGGGGGACACTCATCGGTTACTCGGGCACGTCAGGCGGGGTTGCCCCGCACGTGCACTACAACCTCGTCGATCCGCGCGGTATCCGCCGCAACCCGTGGCACTACATCGAAGGCGGCACGGCATCCGCCGGCCAGATCACACCAGTCCAGGAGGACGACATGTTCAGTGACCAAGACCGACACGCGCTCAACCTGATCCTGGAATCGCAGGGGCGGGTGGAGACGCACGCATGGCACGTTCACAGTGTCATCGACCAGTTGCGGTTCGCGATCATCGGCAACGAGCCGAACCAGCAGCTGCGGTTGAAGCTCGACCAGATCCAGGCGGAGCTCGAGAAGGACTACCCGAAGCCCGCGGCGTCCTGATCTTCTCTCAACCCCGGGGAGGGTTCATGTTCAAGCGTCTGTTCGCCGCGTCCATCTGGGCGTCGGGCAATATCCGGCCTGAGGATTGGCGGTTCCGTGGGATCTTCCGGTTCGTGCTTCCGATCAGCAACCTGATCTTCCTGTACTTCGGGGTGGTCGGGTTCGTGCGTGGGGTGGGGTCGGTGACGGATGTGACGAACACCACGTATGCGGCGTTCTGGTCTGGTGCGATCGCGTTGACGTCGCTGGCCTGTCTGGTGGGGGTGTCGTTCCCGAAGTTGGGGAGGCTCGAGCTGGGGGCGAAGCTCGTCCTCATCGGCCTGGTCGCGTCGTACGTGGCCGTGCTGACGGCGCGCAGCTTCGAGGTCCCAGGGTCGCAGGCCACCGCGGGTCTCATGTCCGCGCTCGTCGTGCTGCCAATCTGGCGGGTCCTCGACCTTGGCATTCAGCTTCGTAAGAGCAAGGCGGTGCGCAAGTGACCGGCGCGGAGATGATCTCCGCAGCCGGCCTCATCGTCACAGCCCTCCTCGGGCTGGGCGTGTACATCAACAACAAGCGATCCAACCGCACCGCCGAGACCCGCAACCAAGTGGACGCCGGGTCACAGCTGTTCGACAACAACATCGAGCTCGCCGAGTACGTGGACAAGCGCATCGCGATCGCGTTGCAGCCTGTGCAGGCGGAGCTTGACGCGTTCAAGGAGTGGAAGAAGTCCACGAACGCGATCATCCGCCGGTTCTTCCGGCAGCTCATCACGTGGGATCGGAATGGCCGTCAGGGTCAGATGCCGATGCCGTCCGCTGAGGATATGACGCAGCTCGAGATCGAGGATCTGCACTCTGACTGAGCGGACTTCGGAGTGCAACTATCACCCCGAAGTCCTACCCCCTGCAGGAGGGTGAGCGCGAGCTTACCCACTTAAACGACACACCGATATAGGAGATATCCTTTCATGATCACGTTCGACGTTCCCCCTGTTCTCATCGTTGGCCTTCTGGTGTCAACGGTTCTCCCGCTGATCGTTGGCCTGGTGACGAAGGTTGTCACCGACCCGGCGTTGAAGGCGGTCCTCCTCGCAGCGTTGGCGGCGGTCACGGGCCTCGGTACCGAGTTCCTGGCCTCGCTGACGTCCGGTACCGCGTACGACCTGGGCACGGGTGTTGTGCTCGCGTTCACGTCGTTCATCGTCGCTGTGGGCATCCACTACGGCATCTGGCGTCCGACTGGTGCGACTGCTGTTGTGCAGGGCGCCGGCCGTCACGCAGACACCAGCAAGCCCACCGCCTAACCCCCACCCACTCGTATCCCTTGAAGGGGGCAGC